CAAAAACAGTTTTAAAGGCTGCACAAAAAATTGTTGATCCTCCTTTGCAAGTTCCAGATGACGGTGCGCTAAATCCAGTAAAGACAGTTCCTGGAGGATTAAACTTTCGTAGAGCCGGGTCAGACCCTATAACACCGCTTCAAACTGGCGGCAATATTCCTATTGGATTAGAGCTATTAAATGACGTAAGGATGCGTATTAGGCAGGGTTTCTACATAGATCAACTACAGCTACAGCAAGGTCCGCAGATGACCGCTACAGAGGTCTTACAACGTCAAGAAGAAAAGCTACGTATGATGGGGCCAGTATTGGGGCGTTTGCAATCTGAGTTGTTAGGACCAATGGTGGAGCGTGTCTTTGGTTTAATGCTACGGCGAGGAAAATTGCCACCGGCTCCAGAAATTTTAGCTGACGCAGAATATGACATTGAATATGTTTCGCCGCTTGCAAGAGCGCAAAAACAAGCAGACGCAAATGGTCTATTACGTGTGTTTGAAATTGGTTCACCTATTATACAAATGCAACCCGAATCTGCCCAGATTATTAATGGAGAGGACACGATTCGCTGGTTAGGAGATATGTTTGGTGTGCCAAATAGTCTCTTTAAATCACGCGAAGATATGGAGCAGATGAGGCAACAGCAGCAACAAGAGCAGCAGTTGCAGCAAGGGTTACAAACCGCACAACAAGGGTTGCAAGCAGCCCAGCAAGGTGCGGATGTCCTTGATACAGTAAACAAAATGGAACAATGACCACAGCAAAACTGAGACAACGACAAGAAGAATATCAGATTGTGTTTGGTACAGAAGAAGGAAAACGGGTCTTGCGAGACTTAGTTTCCCATTCGTTTGCCTTGGATTCAACTTTTGACCCAGACCCGCACACAACTGCATTTAACGAGGGTATGAGGAATGGAATATTACGTATTCTTTCTATCCTACATTACAAACCCCAAGATTTTTTAAAATTGCCTACTGGAGTAGAAACTAATGAGTATTGATGTAACTGAAGAAACTGTAACAGAAGTCCCAGTTGAAGGATTGTCTAACCAATCAAATGAAACTGCTTCTCAAAACAGCGAATCTTGGCAAGACGCATTGTCGGAAGATTTGCGGGGCAATGCAAATTTAGAAAAATACACCTCAGTTGATTCTTTGGCAAAAGGATATATCAACGCAACTTCAATGTTAGGCAAAGACAAAGTGTTAAAACCTAGCAATGAAGATGAATGGAATGAATTTTACAAAGAAATGGGGCGGCCAGAAGATGCATCAGGATATGAGTTTAATTCTTTTGATGCGCCAGAAGGGTACGAAATTGACGAAGGGTTAGTTCAAAATTTTCGTAATGCCGCACACGGTGCAGGTTTGTCTTCAGAGCAAGCTAAAACTCTTTATGATTGGTATACCTCTAACAATGTAGAGCAATTTGACCAAATGGTACAAAACACTGAACAGCAATTAACAGATACTGAACAGGCTATGCGTAAAGAATGGGGCAATGCTTATGATCAGAAAATGGGAACGGCTATACGTGCTGTAAGAGAATTTGGTGGTGACGAACTTGTAGAAGAATTAAACGCAAGCGGTCTAGGCAACAACCCTAAGCTAATAAAGGCATTTGCGTTAGCGGGAGAAAAAATTAGTGGCGACACTCAATTAGCTGGCACAACAGCAGGAGCAATGACCCCAGCGCAAGTTAAAGAACAAATAGCATCAATACAAAATGATCCTAAATTTTACGACACAGAAAATTTAGAACGTCCAGCTATGGTTAGAAAAATGCAAAACTTAATGGAAGAATTGCATGGAACTACACAAACACAGAGTATTTCAATTGGATAAAACAGAAGTCCGTATGAGGACACTAGAAGCAGTAGCCAGGAATGGCTCTGCTCGTGATTGGAATGATATTGACAATATGATAGAGAAGGTTAAAATACTATCAGATTTTGTTTTAGATCAGCGCACGGTCTCTTCGCTAAAACGTCCAGAGATTAAACCGCCTTTAAAACATAAAGCCTAAGATACCGACATAGTCGCCTTAGCACTACGTCCCATTTAGGTTAGGCCGGGAAACCGATACCCTACGAAAAACGGGTTTTCACTTTTGGTTTTAACTTTTAATGGAGGGACAATTATGTCTACTCAGATTACTACCGCATTTGTAGAACAGTATTCTGCAAACGTACAGCATCTTGCCCAACAAAAGGGTTCTCGTCTTCGCGCTTGCGTAGATGTAGAAACTATTACAGGCAAGAATGCATTTTTTGAGCAAATTGGAAGCGTAGCAGCAAGAAAACGCCCTGCGCGGCACAGCGACACTCCACAAATGGACACGCCTCACGCTCGTAGGCGTGTTTCGCTTGAGGATTATGATTGGGCTGATTTGATCGATAACGAAGATCGAGTAAGAATGCTTATTGATCCTACTTCTCCGTATGTTACCGCTGCTTCAAACGCAATGGGGCGTGCTATGGATACGGCTATTATTGAAGCCGCAGATGGCACAGCTTTTACTGGCACAACGGGTTCTACATCAACGGCATACGACACAGCCAATACTATTGGTGTGCAAGTTGGCATTTCGCCTGCGGCTGACACAGGCCTAAACATTGGCAAGCTCCGTGCAGCTAAAGAAGTACTAGACGCTAATGAAGTAGACCCAGACGCAAAACGTGTTTGTATACTAAACGCAACTCAACTTCGCAATCTATTAGCACAAACAGAAGTAACGTCATCTGACTTTAATACTGTAAAAGCTTTAGTCCAAGGCGAAGTAAATGAATTTCTTGGGTTCCGTTTTATAAGGACACAACTTATTGGTGTTGATTCTAACTCTGATGATAAAGTGCTATATTTTACACAGCCCGGAATGAAACTTGCTGTTGGCATAAATCCAGTAGCTCGTATCTCTGAACGCTCTGATAAAAACCATGCTACTCAGGTTTATTATTCTATGTCTATTGGGGCAACCCGCATGGAAGAAAAGCAAGTTGGCATTATTACTTGTGATCCTACTTGATCACTAATTTGAAAGGAGAATAAATTATGGCTGTAGTAAATTTAGTTGGTTCACGCATTATGACCGGGCGAGAAACAACCCCTGTAGTGCTTGCAACTGCCGCAGAAGCGGGTGGTGGAGTACGACAATGGATTGAAACTGTAGAAGTTGCCGCAGATGATAGTGCAAACTCTACGTATTTGATGGCACGTATTCCGTCTAATGCAGTTATCTCACCAACAAGCACATTGTATTGGGATGACTTGACCACAACTGGTTCGCCTACCGCAGACATTGGTGTTTATAATATGTCAGGCAATTCTGATTTTACAGATGACCCGGACGCTTTATCTAGCGCACACGATGTAACAAGTGCAGGCAACGCAAGCGTTTTAACTCTTGCTGCCGGTATTTCTAACTTGGGCCAACCTGTTTGGGACTATGTAAATGGTGCAACAGCAGACCCAGTTACAGAAGTTGATATCAAAGTTGCAATTGTTGACGCTCCTCCCGTAGGTGGTGGCACAATGACTATGGTGCTTAACTACTCTGTAGTATAATATTAGTGGGGTGGTGGGAATTTACTTGCCACCCCATTTACTACGGAACTAAAAATGGATCATCCTACGGGAAAAAAACCAAAGAAAGTTATCCTAATTGGGCTTGGCCCGTCAAAATCAGAATATATGAATATTATGGCTTCTGATTCTTTAGGAATAAACCACGATGAAGTGTGGGGCATAAACGGGGCTGGTAATGTTATTAAAGTAGATTGTTCATTTGCAATGGACGATTATTTAATTTGCCCTGACAGAACACCGACTTTTGCAAAGTTCTTTGAGGAGGCAGATCACCCCGTGTTTACTTCTACTCCTAGAACGCCCAACGCTATTGCGTATCCATTACAAGACGTTTTAAATATGCCGGGAGCAAGGCCGTATTTTAACGGGTCTGTATCTTACGTTGCGGCTTATGCTGCATTAATAGGCGTAGAAGAACTTACTATATTTGGATGCGATTACATATACGGCGGCATGGGAACAAAGCACCCACGACAAACAGAAACAATAGCACGATATTTAGCGTGCATGACGTATTGGCTAGGCCATTGCGAAGCTAAGGGAATGAACGTAATTGTTTGCCCAGCTAGTCCGTTATTAGATGCTGATTTAACAGTACTAGAACAATTTTACGGATATTTAATTAAACCTATTGTTCAAAAGACAAAGCCAAAAATAAAACCTCCTCCGCATTTAGGCGGTTCTTTTGGTCGTTGTCATATAGATCAAGGGGCGTTGCAATATTTAAACAAAGAATATGGTTTGCATAGTTTTATAGATATAGGGTGTGGCACAGGCGGTATGGTAGAAGTCGCGCACGATAGCGGCATGGAAGCGTTTGGAATAGACGGTGACTCTACAATTGTACGCCGCGCACCAATTCTTATACATGATTTTACTACGGGTCCGGCAGCGTTTGACAAAAAAATAGATTTAGCTTGGAGCGTTGAGTTTTTAGAACACGTTGAGGAGCAACACATTAGTCATTACATGGCTGCTTTTAAACAATGCAAATATGCAGTTGTAACATTTGCTCTTCCAGGAACAGATGGTCATCATCATGTTAATTGTCAGGATCAACATTACTGGGTGCAAAAATTTTTAGAGTACGGGTTTGCATTAGAAGAAAAAGAAACAAAGGGAGTACGCAAGGCCTCAACTATGGGGCGTAATTTTATGCGCGACAACGGTTTAGTATTTAGGAACACAAACAATGGCTTCTGAAGTTCAAATATGCAATTTAGCTTTGGCTAAGATTGGTGATCAACAAATTACTTCGCTTACAGAAAACAGCAAAGCTGGTAGGCTGTGTAACCTTGTATACGAACCGTTGCGGGATGCTACCCTTCGCGCACACCCGTGGAATTTTGCTATTACAAGAGAAACCTTAGCTTTGCATAGTGTTGCACCGTCTTATGAATACACTGCTAAATTTGCATTGCCAGTTAATTTCTTGCGTTTGCTGGGAACTGACATGGTTGATACAGCAGAATTTGTATTAGAAGGTTCTTTTATACTTTGCAACGCTTCTACTCTTATTATTAAATATGTTAAACAAGAAACTGATCCCAACCAATACGATTGGTTGTTTGTAGAAGCTTTGTCGGCCCGAATTGCTGCTGAATTAGCTATTTCTATAGCTGATAGTAGAACAATGTCTGTTGATTTGTTTAATCTGTATGGCACTAAATTATCAGAAGCACGTACTGCGGACGCTACGGAAGGAACGCCAGACGATATAACAGCGGATACTTGGCTTAACTCACGCATAGCGTTTATTGGTACAGGGGCATAAAGTGGTTGCTGCTGCACACCCAATAACAAATTTTACGGCTGGTGAGCTATCTCCTCTGTTAGAAGCACGAGTTGATTTAGCTCAATACGCTAACGGGTGCAGAACATTACAAAATTTTTTAGTTCATCCGCAAGGCGGTGCGTATCGCAGGGGAGGAACTAAATATGTAGCTTCAGTTAAAACGGCAGCAAAACAAACACGTTTGTATCCGTTTGAGTTTTCAACAACACAAGCTTATATGTTAGAATTTGGACACAATTATATTCGCTTTTACAAAGACCGGGGTCAAATTGTTGGTGGAAGCCCAGTTGCGGCTATTGAAGTAACTACTACTTACACAGAAACTGAATTGTTTGAATTGCAGTTTGCTCAATCAGCAGACATTTTGTACATAGCACATCACAACCATGCTCCTGCACAATTATCAAGAACGTCACATACTGCATGGTCTTTAGCTGACACTGTTTTTTATGACGGACCTTATTTAGACGAAAACATTACTGCAACTACGTTAACTCCGTCTGGCGCAACTGGAAGCATTAATATAACGGCATCTGCTGTTACAGGTGTAAACGGAGGAGTAGGGTGGCGTGCTGCGGACGTAGGCAGATTTATACGCATTGCACACATTGCATCTGCATGGGCAGCGTCTACTAGTTATGCTGTAGCGGCTATTGCTAGAAACAATGACAACGTATACGAATGTGTCCGCGCAGGAACTAGTGCTAGTTCTGGTGGCCCTACTTCTAAAGGGTCTGAAATTGCAGATGGAACCGTAATTTGGAAATTTATTTCTGAAGGCGGTGTTCAATGGGGTTACGCAAAAGTAAACACTATTACCAATACAACAGTTATTGCTTGTACAGTTGTAAAAGCATTTGGCGGTACTACCGCAGAAGCATCGTGGCAATTAGGGGGGTGGTACATTGGCAACAATCCTAGATGCGTTGCTTTTTATGAACAAA